CTTGCGAGCCTTGCGGTCAGCGCGCATGGCGGCCATCTTGCCACCCATCTTGCCCATGTCCTTCATGGCCTTGCCACCGGACTTCCGCATCTTGCGGGCCGCAGCGACAACGTCCTTGTTACCGGCAACAAGTTCCGGGGTATTCTTCTTCGGGGCAACGCCCTTCATCTTTTCCATTTTCTCAGTTCCTTTTGTGAGAATTACGAATCTTGGGCCTGAATGTAGCGCACCGTCAGGGTGCCAACACCAGAGCCAGTGTTTGCGGAAAGGACAAAAACGCGCTTGTCCGCTGTCCCTGTGTCATCCCAGTTCGCGGTGCGTGTTGCATCCGTTCCGGGTGTCAGCGCGGACAGACCAATCGCGCCACCAGCACCAGCAGAAACAAGTTCCGTGGAGGTTGCGCTAGTTCCAACGCTAAGAGTTGTGAGAGCGCCAGTCCATGCGACAGTGGCAAGCAACTGGATGTTTAGGATGTGGCTGTTGGCGGGCAGAACAATGTTCGTTGCCAGAGCGGTCGTAGTCAGGGCCTGAGTGATGGCGTAAACCTGAGACATGACAACAAACCCGGTGTTCTTCACATTCCGGCCAAGGGTCGTGCCACTGGTGTTCTGAATTGGGCCTGCCTTGATTGGCCCCGAAAAGGTGGTAGTTCCCACAGGAACCTCCTTGCACTTGCACTGTACCGTCTGTGCAAAGTCCGCTGGTACGGTCGGTACAGTAAGTTAATACCAGAAAGAAGACAGCTTTAGCCGCCGCCTAATTCGTATCATCAATGCTGTGCTTGCGCAAGTAGTCAATGGCGTTGCTTAGTACGTTAATGTCCTCGCCAAACAAGCCAACAGCTTGATTGCAACGCGCACAAAGCAGCCCGCGTATCTTCTCGCTATTGTGGCAGTGGTCTACCGCCAGTGGCTTGATTTTGCCGTTAACAACGCTGGTTTCGGGCTTGAAGCAGATGGCGCACACGCCATTCTGGGCGAGAAGCATTTCCTGATACTTAGGGAGGTCGATGCCGTAGTAACGCATAAGGCCATAATGGCGCATTGCATTAGTTGACATTTTGTGAACGTGACGCCCATCCACCAATGTTTTTATCGTCTTAAAACGCCCTTCTTTAAGATTAGACAGCTTCAAGTTTTCGCTGTTGCCGTCTTCATATAGGACATTAAATTTGGGCCATTCTTTGTAGGTCAACAACCACGCAACACGGGCGGCAGGAAATTCTTGGTTATCAAGCCTGATATAAAGATAGCGAGTTTGTTTTCCTGTCTTAATGCTTGCCCGCGTACCCTTAAAACAGCCAGCGGGCATTCCGGTCTTTATGTTCTTGGAAATATCAACTTTCCAAGTGAACGTGCCTTCATCTGGGTCATAATTCAAAACCTCAGCAACGCGCTCATAAGTCAAATCAATCTTCTTCACATAAGCCATCAGGGCCTCCATTCGTTTGCATTAGAGAGTGTACCCTCTTTTGCAAGGAAAGGAAGCCCTGACAGTACCCTTTGTGGATAACTGCTAACCTATTGATTAGGTTGGCAAGCTACCCCAGATGCTGCGCCAATTGTAGTACCCGAACGAGTACCTTTCATACCCCTTGACGAGGAGGTTGTCAGTAACAAAGTCAACCTGCATATCCGTCTCAAACTTGACGCGCTCCATGTAGGAGAGGCCGTCGATGTTTGTGATCAGGAACCAAGCCGTGGCGGATGTGAGGAAGTCGTTGGTCATGTAGCCTTCAGGCAGGCCGCCCGAAGTGCTGATGATCGCATTGACATCGTTATCCGCTGTGCCGGGGCGCAGTTCAGACTTTGTGAGGCGGATCGCAACCGGCTCAAGCTGCGGGGGAACCAGCAGCTTACGGGCGCGGGCGAACACCTTCAGGCCAGCCTGATCCTTGAAAGCTGTACGAACTGCGATCATGCCCGCAAGCAGGGTCGCTTCGTTCAGTTCAACGTCAGTCGCAGGCCGGTTTGCAACCGTGCCGCCATCAATCGGGTGATCAGTGGCGATAAGAGCCTTGCCGTCACCACCGACAGACGCATTATACGTTGTCGAAGTGTTGATGACGTTCGCGCCGTAGATTTCCTTCGTCTGATTGAAGGACTCAATCAGGCCAAGGTTAGACGGCTGGAACTGGGTCTTATACAGGTTGTCATCAATGGCCTTGCGAGTGATCGCGTAGCCAAGGGCGATTTCCGTGTGTTCCTGATTGTAGATGTAACGTTCACCAGCGCCGTTGTCGAAAGCGGTCTGGCCGCCTTCGGTCTTAAGCTGGGCAAGACCCAGATAACGCATCTCAGCGGTGCGCTCCAGAGCCATGCGGCTTTCGTGCTTGGTGAAAATCTTGTCGTACTGGGAAGGAATCTGCTCGTACTTGCCTTCAATGCCGCGAAGTCCCGGCAGGAGAAGGTCTTTGATGGCACTAAGATTAACAGCCATTTGTCCCTACTCCTTAGATGCCGACAGGACCAGCGCCATTGGCGCGGGCTGCGGTGTTGTTGAACTGCACGATGATCTGGTTGTAGGCAGATGTCGCGTCCGTGCCGTTAGCGCCCGGAGGGTCTTGCACCAAACCGACAACCTTGAAGGGCAGCGTGATAGTCGTTGCGACCGACTCTGCATACATGCCAGAAATGCCAGTGGCAGTGTTGCCCGTTCCGACATTAAGCTGAATGTTGCTGCCGATATCAGCAAGCGTCACAGCCGTGCCGCCAGCCTGAACCAAGAACTTGGCGTTCGGATCATCAATGACATAGGCTTCTACATCAGCGGCAGCGTCAGCACCCGGCCAGAAGTTAGACCAGACTGTGCGCTTCTGCGAAGTAGAGAGGTACTTGCAGCCAGCAAAAATGCCAGCAAGCTGGACAGTGCTGGCGGTTGCCTGAGCAATGTAGCCGGTGTTAAGCGGGATCACCGCATCACCGAAGAAGATCGCAGTCGTGTTGTTGGAAGCAATCTTACGAACATTCTGTTCGTATGTGGGCGAAGAGCCAGTACCACTGTACTGGCGGAAACCGAAAGGCGAATTGGTGTTTGCCATTCCCGGAATTCTCCTATTAAGCGATTTGCGATTTTGACACCGAATCAATTGCAAATCAGGTTTTGATTTTGCCACACCGGGGGCAAGTGTCGGCATAATACAAAATTCTGTGAAGTTTTCAATTGCTTTTAATAAGATGCCCGTTTAATTTAGGCGGTAAACAAGGGGCAGAAAATGATTCGCGCAAAAATACTTCCAAGCAAAGAATATGTTAATGGATTTATTGAGTATGACGCAAAAACCGGGCTTTTCAAATGGAGGGTGTCCCGCAAGGGCCATGTAAAGGCGGGGATGATTGCTGGGGCCAAGAACCCAAATGGATATATTTATATTCGGATAGATAAAGCTGACTATCTTGCTCATCGTTTAGCATGGCTAATTACCCACGAAGACCCCGGAGAAGACATGCAAATAGATCACATAAATGGCGAGAGAAACGACAACAGAATTTCCAATCTTCGCCTGTCTTCGCACAAGCAAAACCGCTGGAACAGCAAGCCAAGAAGCCACAACAAGTCTGGAGTATCTGGAGTTAAGGCAAGGGGCAATAAATGGGCCGCACGCATAAGAACAGAAGAAAGAGAAATATGGCTTGGAACATATAGTACTATAGAAGAAGCTAAGGCCGCCTACGATGAGGCGGCCCTAAAACTTCGTGGAGAATTTGCGAAAATTTAATCGCTTTCGCTGATCGGCATTGCCTCAAACGATTTCTTGATGTTCGGCTTAACGCGCGGATCGTCACGGTCGAACGTGCCTTCCGGTGCCTGATTAAGCTGGGCTTCCTTGGCCCGCACCTGAAGACGCGCCTTCCTGAGATTTTCCTTGTGGACATCGTCGGTAAGCACCTTCGGGCGTTCCATAAGGATCATGCCGTCACGGTCGATGGTCTGCCAGTTGCCGCTGGGCATCATCTGACGGTGGCGGCTTGCAGGAACCGCTTCCCAGCCCTGACGGGCCAGTTCAACTTCATGCGCGGGGTCTTCCTTGCCCCAGAGAGACTTGCGCTTCCATTCATAGGACCAGCCATCAGGGATAATGCGCGGGTCAATGTAGAAACGATCCGCACCATCACTGATATCGCCCTTCAGGTTCTGGCGAATCTCAGCCGCCCTGCGCTCTGCGCGCGAACGCGGGTCTTCCTCGCGCTTGGATGCACGCATTTCTTCGCGGATTTCACCGGCAGGCTCAGGACGCATGTCCTCAACAAGCTTTGCGGGCCGACCGGGCTTCTTTTTCACGATTTCGGGCATGTTATCGTCGCTCATCACTGCAATTTCCCTTCTTTTTTCAGGGCAACCTTGTTTTTCGCGTATTCTTCCGGCGTCATGCCCATGATCGACGCCATTTCACGCTCTGCGGAGTTCAAAGTGACCGTGTTGCGGCCCCCAGAGCCATTTCCAGCGGTCCTAGAGGACGGCGCGGCAGGCGGCTGGGGCTTTCTGGTCATGGGCTTGGCCGCCATTGAGGTCGGCTCTTCAGCTTCCTCGCGTGCAACCTCCGTCCGGGCCTTGCGGTAGCCCATCTGGCGCTCAATTTCGGAGAAATACTCATCCGTATCGGCCTGAAAACCGTCAGCGACCGCGATGTTGTGCGCGCCAACCATCTTCATGTACAGCCGCCTGTCCTTCACGCACTCAGGATGCGCCCTGACCCATGCCGCAGAACGGGGCGACAACTGGGAAGCAATTGCTTCGACGGGGTCCAGCGGCGCTTCAGGTTGCCTTGGCGGGGGATTGGCGATCCTTTGCTCAAGTGCCGCCTTGCCGTTCTCCAACTGGAGCATCTTTGCCCCGTTGATCGACATCTGCGACTGGATTTCAGCAGCCTGTTCAAAGTTGCCCACCGACATAGCCGCCGCATAGTCGCGCTTCAGCATGTAGTTGGTGCGGTTAACGCTATCAATCGCGCTGACAATAAGCTGCAAGTTACTATCCTGCACCTCTGCACCCGCGCGTGCAGCGTGTTCATTAGCAGCCCTAGCCCTGCTTTC